AGCCCCTGCCACTACCCCGCTCCCGAATTATGTCGGTGCATTGGTAACAGCAGAAGGCTCACTTGATATTGAAACCGGCGTATTTACCCCCACTGTATAGACACTATCAATTAAAATAAAGCCGGGGCCAACGCTCCGGTTTTGTTTTTAAAACTGTGATTATGACACCACATGAAGAAATAAAAGATTGGCTGGATTCTGAAACAAAGGATTTTGAAGCCGGTTATGTCTTGTTTGTACGATTCTCGCACAACCGGGCACTTGCGTTATACCTGGCACGGAAACACGATTTATTGAAGCTGACGTATGAGCTTCAAAAGATCAGCGACCGGCCCACACTGAAGGATGCTCCGGTTATGCCGATAGGTCCGATTTTGAAGATGGTTAAATCTTCCGGGGAGAAAGTAAACGGAATTACCGATGCCGGCAATGTAATCGACACTGCAGAGCAGAAGGTACGGATCATCAAGGATGGCAAAGTTCAGTATGATGATCTTCCGGAAGAGCTTAAAAAGCTGTACGACGAGAACACTGCCAGTTATAAAAACATGCGTACGCTCCACGAACAGATGAAGCTCGCTAAAACCGACGAGGAACGGGCCGAAAAACGGGCTATCATCGACACGCTTGATGATGGTATCACTGCCAACTGGAAAATCATTGATGACTGGGCTGCAGGGAAAATATCGGCTGATGATTTAGTGGCAGCAACCGGAGAGCAGGAAGAGTATAAACAGATCAATGCTGCCAGGACCTACCTTTCACGCAATATCTCTAAAATGGAAACGCTGAAAGATGAGAAGCACGAAAAGATGAAACTTGATCTTCGTACCAGGGTAACATTTCTGAGATCGAAGAAAGCGGATATCAGTCTTGAAACGCTGGTTAAACTGGCCAAACATGGCGTCATCGACGAAACTGAATTGGGTTAACATTCACACGATGTGTTTGATATCCTGTCTGATAAATTCGAAAGAGCTGATAATTATCTTATCGGCTCTTTTGCTATTAAAACCCTGAATGAGCCGAAAACCCAATCTCGATAAGTTTCACGATGTGTTGTTCAACGATTTCGACGAACAGCAGCATCTTACGCCGGTTGAATGTGACCAGCTGAAGCGTTACCGGGCTGCCTATGCTCAATCACTCGAAAACCCGTCTATTCCCGACATCAAGTTGCGCGATTACCTGGTTAATGAATTTGGAATATCAACGACACAGGCTTATTGCGATATTGCCAATATCAGGGTTTTACTTGGGAACGTTCGCAATGCCAGCAAAGAGTGGATGAGGTACCTGATCAATGAAACCCTGAAAGAAGCCATTGCAGCATGTAAATTAACCGGCGACTGGAAAAAGGTAATTCTGGCTACAAACGTTTTGGGTAAATATAACAGACTGGACAAAGAAGATGCAACTGAATATCCCTGGGAAGAGATCCTTCCAACATCAATTGAGCCAACCAACGATGTGACGGTTCTGAAGGTGAAACCGCTTGCCAATAAAGAAGAGGAAATCCGAAAGATGTACGAAAAATACAAAGGTGAAATTGATATTGAAGATATTGGCTATGAGGAGGTAGATCATGAGCGAAACGATTGAAACTAAAAAGATCTATTATAACGATCCGCAACTGGAATTTAGATACACAGCTGCTCACACTTCTGTATTTGTTGGGGGACGTAGAATCGGGAAAACACACGGCATAGCAGCTCCATGGTTACTTCGAAATCTTCAGTATATGCCCCGGAGTGCAGGAGCTATTGTCGGTTCCACTTTTCAGCAGATCCTTACCCGGACACTCCCTGGAACATTGACCGCTCTCGAAGATATGGGTTTTCGTCGTAATGTTCATTTTTTTGTTGGCAGAAAACCGCCCGAATCAGCAGGTTTTAAGAAACCTGTCCGGGAACCGGTTTCCTTTGACCATGTTGTATCCTGGTATAACGGATCTGTTCAATATTTGATTTCGCAGGATATTCCGGGATCATCCAACTCACTCACGCTTCAGTACGTAATGGGTGATGAAGCAAAGTTCCTGAACTTCGATAAATTAAAGGATGAGACTTTTCCGGCTAATGGTGGATTTAAAGGAGATTGGGCCAGTTGTCCCTGGTTAAATAGCATGCTGTTTATCTCAGATATGCCAACGACCAAGAAAGGATCATGGTTCCTGAACTATGCTGATAAGATGGACCCGGAGTTAATCCATATGATTCAATCCCTGGTAAGAGAGATCTTCAGACTTAAATTACAAACACAAAATACCTACACTGTGCGAATGATCAGGGAATATCAGCTGAAGCTCGCACAGTTCCGGAGCATCGCTGTCTATTACCGTGAATGTTCATCTATTGAAAATATTGAACTATTGGGAAAGAAGTATATCCAGCAAATGAAGCGGGATCTCCCTCCCCTTGTATTCCAAACTTCTATTCTTTGCATTCGCCCTGGGAAGCTGAAGGACGGGTTTTATCCCGCATTATCAGAGACCAGGCATATGTATTCTGCATACGATAACTCATACCTGCTTAATCTTGATTATGATCTGGATAAGATCAAAGAACCCGACTGCCGGCAGGATGGAGACTTAGATCTGGATGACCCTATCAGGGTTGCATTCGATTATAACTCTGATATCAATTGGCTCGTATGTGGACAGCCATCATGGTCGAAGGTTAAAGTAATCAAATCATTCTATGTGAAGTATGAGCGTAAATTACGTGAGGTAGTAGATGACTTCTGTAAGTACTATCGTTTCCATCACTCGAAAGAGGTGGTCTATTACTATGACAATACAGCGCTGGGCAGCAACTATGCAGTAAGTGATGAAGATTTTGCATCTGTTATCTGCTCACAGTTCGAGAAGAACAGATGGACAGTAAACAGGCAGCACATAGGCAACCCATTACGCCACAACGAAAAGTACCTGATCTTTGACCAGGCATTCAAAGGACAGAAGTACCTGATGCCACAGATCAATCAGCCTAACAATGAAGCCCTGGTATTAGGTCTGCAACATGCAGGTGTACGCATTGGTAGGTATGGCTTCCAGAAGGATAAGTCTGAGGAGAAGAACAAGGAGACAGAGGAAAGCCTGTTGGAACATCGCACCGATGGTACTGATGCCTTTGATACATTGATGATAGGCATGATGCTCTACCCTGTCAAAGGTAGTGTAGGTGGCGGGCTTGGCAGCTCATGGATACAATAGCTAAGTAATCAATCCCTTATACATACGTAACAATCATCATGTGATTACATCAACCATGTAATTACATGCTTGTTTGCGATCATTTGCACGATGTAATCGACATACAATAATCATAAGCAGCCAGGCATATACCGTAATATTATGTATAAAGTAATGACATATCCGGACAGGGCGGGGCGGGGTCTTCCGTCTGAAAGGGGGAAAAAACGGGGTGTTTGTCAATACTACATAACAGAATATTAGACAAATAGCATTTTATTCACCGGAATGCCGTGATACCGGGAAAAACGTATTTTGACGGATGGAAATTGCTGGCGGTTGCCTGGTAATTACAGTCGGGTTTTGGTTTTGACCTGTAAAAGTTTTTTGTTAAGTTTGTGGGATAAACTTAAAATCAACAAAATGAAAAAACTACTGTTTTACGTATTTATTATTGTTCTCTTATCGGGTTGTACCACTGCGTTTAAAATAGCAAAGCTTGATGAACTTCAGGAAATTGCTGAAATTAAGAACTTCAATTCGATTGATTTCACAACATACACTGCAAAAGGGTTTTTCATCACTCCCGAAAAGTACATGGGTGAATATAATTCGATTGGCATTGTACGTTACGAAGTTTATCCAGGTGCAACGTATGTTAAGACATCGAGTATTCCGAATCCCGAATTTGGGAAAACCACTGGAGCATCAGCTGTTATTTTTCTGAAAGAATGGAAGGTTAATTATATTTCATTACAGGAAGTTTTGGGAGGGATGTATGAACAATGTAAAAAGATGGGTGCCGATGCGCTGGTTAATTTTGAAGTTAAACCAAGCGCCTTTCCCTATTTAGGCATCTCGAACCCGACTAGTATTAATGGATATATCATTTCAGGCTTTGCGATAAAGCGAAAATAAACCTTCAAACACAGGTATTTAAAACAGAAAACCCCGGTCATGCGCCGGGGTTTTCTGTTATATAGAACAATCTAATATCAGATCAGTTTGATAGTTGCAAACTCATTGGCCATTTTATGAAAGGCTTCTTCGATTTTAGAAACCTGATTTTCGGAAATGTATTGTTTGCCCGTCTTATACTGGCGCATCAGTGAGGCATTGATACCTGCTACCTGTGCAAACTTACTGACGTTGATGAAATTGTAATAATTGAACAACGAAGAGATATCATATTTATATTCAAACTCGACGCCATTCAATTCGGCTGGCATCTCTATTCCGCGTTCGGAATACGATGCAAGCATTTCCTTTACAGAGTTTTCGAAATCGGTTTTCGATTCAGCAACTGTATTGCCTTCGCCGATGATGGTATGATCTAAGTCTGGTGTAAATACACCGAAGGTACCATCTTTCCCCTTCTCGATTAATGCTGTTGTTTTCATGTTTATCTTTTATTTTTATCTGGCAAACAGGATTTTACAACCCTATTTGCTTTTTAAGTTTATTGTAAAGACCTGTTTTAACTTCGTGAGCATCGTGCCTTGGTATTTGTATTTGATTACTCGTATCCGGGTGCCCGTAAATGTCATGCTCTTTGCCATTTCTTATTAAGTACCACCCCTTCTTCATTGCCTTGCGTTTTAATTCCGACCATTTCATATTCTATTTGGATTATTAGATTACAAATATATAACAAATACGCTATATATACAAGCGTTTTTAAAAAGAATAACCCATATGTGGGTTATTTCATTCCGGCAATCTCCGGTTTGAATACGCGGAATTCCGCGTTTATAGTGGTTAGAATAAACGGGAATTCCCGTTTATTATTTAACTTCAGTCACCTTGCTCACCAAGGCAACTGTGGGGCTGATCACCATAGTTGTATCCAATAAAAAACCCGGTCATTCGCCGGGTTTTTCTGTTGATTGCTTTTCTTGCATGTGCTTTAACAGGATCATTTCAATGTAGTTATTTACATTCCTAAAATCATCCTTTGCTTCTCTTTTAAGAAACTCAATAAGCTCTGAGTCCAGACGTAATGATATATTTTCTTTCATTATAAAATGTTTGATTGCAAAGATATGCAAAATAATTAAAAAAATAAATTATTTTGTGATACATTGTATTGTTTTATAATGTACATTTGTGCCATTATTAATTAATACTTCAAAGTATGAATATTCAAAAATTTAATTTTGGTGATGTTGAGATCGAGTTTGATCTCCGTCAAGGGAAAAACATGATGGTAAATGCAACCGAAATGATGAGTGCGTTTCCAAACAAAAGAATGAGTGATTTTTTAGCAAGCCAGAACACTGAAGATTTCATTTTAGAGTGTTTAAATAACGGGAATTCCCGTTATTTAATTGTTGAAAAACGAGACGACTTGATAGTTTCTAGTCAAAAATCTGGCACTTGGATGCACCGTGTTTTGGCTTTAAAGTTTGCTGCATGGTTAAGTCCAAAGTTTGAAGTTTGGGTATATATAACCATTGATCAACTTATTTCTGGATTTGCCCAAGAAATTCAAGAGTCCATAAGCGAAACCGTAATATTAAAAGCGAAACAAGATGATTTAAAAACCCAACTTGCAAAACGGGATCCTGACTTTCTGGAATATCTGTTAATTGATCAGAAATTGATCAATGCGAAAAGTCGGAGAAGTAACGCCACAAAGAACAAATTCAGGGAGACAATGGAAGATTTATTTTCACAAAAAGGAAAGGAAGAAAAGCAATGAATACTTGCAAAGAATGTGGTCACTATAACAATCAGGAAGGCGAACACAAAGGTATATGTATGATAATGGGAATAGAGAGATTAATTTCCAATAATAGTACCATAACTGATTGTTCCGAGGACGATCTGCACCCTTATTTTGCTGAAGTAGGTGAAAACTTTGGATGTATCCACTTTGATCAGAAATATCGATAAATCAAAAACCCCCGGCAGTGCTATCAACACTAACCGGGGGCAAGTTTAAATTTTCAACTCATTAAAAATTCAACACCACAAAAATATGAAAAATTCAGGAACAAAACCAAGCATGTCGGTAGAGATTGAAGGTGTTACCCTTACCATGGATGCTATTACCCAATTGCAAAACCTTCAGAAGAAAGACAATGAAGATCTTGACGCCATGCGTGTTGATATTGCCGATGCGGTTTGCTTCCTTGCCAGTTGCCTTGATGATCTGGATAATCCCGATAATGGGAAAATCATTCTGATCATGAATAACCTAAGCCATCACCGCGATAACGTAAACAATTTAAGAAAGCCATGAGAAAATCACAAAGCGAATCAAAAACAGCTACAATAATCAATGGTGTGGTTCTCACAGAGGAGGCAATTGCCTTTTTAGATTCAATGCAGAATGGTGATAACGATCTCATTAAAGAGACTCGTGATGAAATAAACAATGCTATATCACAATTGATTCTATACACTGAATGGTGCACTGATAAGCAGATAACCGAAGTCCTCGATACAATTAAATACATAAACGTTTTTAACCGTAGTCTTAAAGATTTAATGAAACCATAAATCCGTATAACCATGAATACAATAGACTTACAAACCGTAAAAGAATTAAAGGCCAGTGAATTATCAGAACCACTACAGGCCAAAGTTCGCCGTATCTGTGAACAGGCAAAGATGAACTTTGACAATATTCATTTCATTCGTGACAATAAAGATGAAAAATTGATGACGGGGTTTGATGATTGCGAAAACTATCTGAAGATGTTCCATGGTGATGAGTTCACCTGTTGGGGATATTTTATTGACACAAACGAAATTGATTAATACCTGTTCTTTATTTTTGCATATTTCACTAAACCCGTCTCCCCAAAAGGCGGGTTTTTTTCGCCCTGTCATTGCGAGCGCAGCAATGTTGTCATTGCGAGCGAAGCGAAGCAACCTCTCTGCATTGTCCTTTAACCCGCTGTGCGAACGGTT